TCCTCTTCGGCTTGTTTTTTGAATATCATGTTAAACCACCTTTTTAGTGTTGTTATAAGTCCCATTTAGTCACCATTTTTCTTTTAGCTGATTTATTGGTGTTCCGGCAACTCCGGCACTCTCTCCACTGTCTGTTGCTTTAAAAAATGCATTTGGAATCTGTGGATACATAAACTCAAACATGAGATAATTTGCTGCATCGCAAAGATATTCTGTGTTTCCAGTTTCTTTATATTTTTTAATGCACATATCGTGTGATTCAAGTGCATCTACTAATTTCATTCCAAAGTTGTCTGCTGCTGTGCCATATTTATAAAAGCTGACTTCTACTCGATTCTGTCGTAATTTGTCAAATCTGTCCGAATACTCTTTCGGTAGTTCTATTCCTATTTTACTCATTATGCACTATGCCCTCTTCTCATGGACAATGGACTGGTTGCGTATCTGAGAGAATCTATCCAGTGATCGTTGCCATCTGGATAATCTGCAACCACTTCTCCATTGCTATCTACTTCATGCTCATAATTGATAATTTCTTTGTATGCTCTAGGCGTTCGTGCCGGATCAATAACCAACGTTCGACACTGTAGCCACTCAAACGTATATTTACGGCTTCCCGGTGTAACAATGGCCCTACGTGCTGGAAGCCCTGCATCTCGGAAGTCAATAATACTTTCTTCTTCATCAACTCCGCAAGATATTGAATAATCATCATATCCTTTTTTCTTTATCTGGTTAGCCATTTCCTTGTTTCTTATCTTGGAACCTCCAAGCTCGTCTAATAAAAAAACTTTTTCCTGATTAGAAACATAAGCTACACGGAGAAATGCTTTAGGATCTGGATACCACCCCCAGTCCTGTCCCTGGTAAATGCTTTGATACTTCTGAATCTCTTCATCTGTTATTGTCCGAATCTCCAACAGCTCAAAAATATTTGTTCCAAGTCCAACCGGAAGTCCTAAATATTCATGGTCGTAAGCTCTCTGATTTGTCTTTCTTAAATGCTCCGCATCATCAAGGAATTGTTGACCAAGCCATTCAACAGGAACTGATCTGTAATCACTCTTATGTCTGTAACTGTCGTCTCGTGGTTCTTCTACATACACATTCGCCCAGTTGCTCCGGCTAATTGGCGGATTGAATGTCTTAAATACAACAAACTTACTGCCACCTCGAAGGACTGACTGTTGCACTGTACGAATTTCTTCAATGCCCGAAAATTCGTCAAGTTCCTCGAACCAGAGATACTTGAAATATCCCTTGCTTGCTTTAATAGATTTAGTCTTTTTTGCCTTGTCCAGCCCTCTGAATATGATTTTCTGTCCAGTAGTTTTATAAGTGTACTGCATAGGGCTCACGCTGGTGCCCCATAGTTCATTGGCTCCGAGCGCGTCAATTCCCCATGCTATCTGTTCATAAACGGATTCTCGAAGTGTGTTTCCAACTTTACGGAAAATAACGGTATTTGACATTATGCCGTTCTCTGCGTCCTGCATCATCAGGAAAGGAATCATGACACCCACAAAAGATGATTTAGTAGATCCACGCCCACCATACAAATCATAATAGGTGTGTTTTCCGTCCAAAATGTCCCAGAACACATTGTAAAAGGCAGGAGCTATAATTTCATTCAGATTAATCGGATTCTCATTCATTCTGTTTCTCCGGCCTTGGAATATTATTTACAATCGTAATCTTTCCATCTCCAGAATCATCATTTTTCTTGTCAGCATCCCATCCCTTAAAATTATTTCTCAAACTGAACTGAGCACCATTTGAACCATCACGATCAAATAGCCTTTCCTCTGCGTACTGTTCCACTCTGGCTTTCGCGCGCGTAATCGTGTCATTAAACTCTGGTTTTGTTTGATAATTTAAAAGTGCCTGCCTACTTGCAAATCCAAGTGCCAATGCCAGTCCTGTAATTGTTGGAGGATGAACGTCTACAAAAACTGGTGAACCAAATTTATTAAATACCTGCTTGCCTTTGCTATCAGTCAAAGGATGTCCTTTACAATCTTCAAAATATTTTTCAATTTTTTCTTCAATTTCATCTACTGTTTTATACATGGGCGGTTTCCCCATTGGCATTCCCACGTTCTCACCTCCAGACATAAAATCCCCTAGCATAGCTATAGTTATATACACTATAATACCACACTAGGGGCTATGTACCTCTACACCACTTTTAGTTTTTATCAATTTTATAATCTTCCGGTCAATTTTGCCAAGTGATAATATTCTGCCATAGTCCTGCGCTTGTATCCGTAGAAATCATTTTCAGATACCGGTATATCCCGGAATTGCTCCATTGTCCGGTATCCTATGCAGTTCACTATACTGTCATAGATTTGTGATTCTATGCCTGGTGCATATTTGATTGACACTTGCAGAAGATTATACTTGTCATTCTCATCAAGGTGTCTGAAATGACTTTGAAGCGCCGGTATATCGTCCGGCGGCACTCCATAGTCGGTTAGTGTAGCTTTTCTAAGATTCATTTACTTCACCTTCTTCATTCAAACTCCAGTCACATGGTATGCCTTGAAAACATTCTGGACAGTGTTCGTAGAATCCGCAGCCTTTGCAATCCGCTGGCTGTCCAGTACAATATTGCTGTAGTACGTGGTATGCTGATATAGCAAGGTTTGGCGTTATGTCTGGTGTAAGTTTGCTATTCATTTCTTCATCTCCTCCAGTTTCTTTACCGTTTTCCTGTAATCTCTGTTTGCAGACCGAAACATCATCAGAAGTATTTCAGATACAGGCCTCGCTCTATTGGCTCGTTTGGCTTTCTTGGCACATATAAGTTCGTTTCCTTCTGGGATATATATTCCTACATGATACGGAATTTTCAAAGATACTGTTGCAGCTAATTCCCCTGGCATAACCAAATAATTGTAATCTCCAATGAAATTCAATCCATGGCCAGATTTGAAATCTTCAATAGATGACTTGATTTCATAGCAATAGCAATCACCTTTTTCTATCCCGGAAACACTATTGTTCACTGGAACAAATTTCATATAGTCCACTCTAACTGCATGGTTTGTAGAATAATCAAACGTCACCTCTTTTGCCCAGTAGATACGAGGATCGTTGTTCGGATTGATTTTCTTTTCAATCATGGTTGATAATTCTGCCGTAATCTCAGGCCTTGTCATTCTTCATCTCCTCCAACTTCTTCTCAGCTTCTTCACGAGTGAGAAACCATGTTTTCCCGTATTCTACGTCAACGCAAATTACATTCGGGGCATGAATACTGTCTTTATCGCACTGCACGAACCAACCACTTTGTGAAAATACAATGCTGTAAGCTTTTTGATGATACACTCTGTTATTTGCTTTATTCCCATTCAGGACATTTAAATCATAATTTGCTTTGCTCGGAATCTTATAAATATCATCACCGATTTTAACCGGCAGTCTTACAAACAAACCATGCTCTTCTAAGTCTTCATAATCGCAAAGCTTTCGCGCTGCTGAAATGTAATCGTGCTGTTTAACCCAGACATCTGATTCTCCGTCTGGCGTAATATCATATCTTTCCGTTAATCTCTCCATTTACTTCACCTCTTTCAACTTCTCCACCGCCAGATTCGATGCATTTACAAACATCTGCAATCCGCTCAATAAACTCTCTTACTGTCATTTCTTTTGTCCCGAGAAGTTCTGATGCCTCATAGAAAGCAAAGTCTGATCTGACACTTGCCGCATAAGTTATATCATATTCATAAAATTTTAAAATGTCTGGAAAATATTGTGTTTGTAATGGCTCGCAATGGTCTTTTCTATACCAATGAAATTCCTGTTTCTCAGCTTCTTTGAGAAGCATTTCATTTTCTTCTTTTGTTCTAACCAGAACACATGTGTTTCTTAAATCAATCATCTATTTCACCTCACAAAAATATATTCTTTTCTTCGCGCTTTTTCGCGCATTCTTCGCAAATAAAAATTGCTTTCGGATACCTAAAACGGCTATCATTAAGTATCGGATAATCCGGTTCATACGCTGTGATTTTCCATTTGCCACAAACACTACACTTTTTCACAGTTTCGCTTATATTTATTGCCATGCATCATTCTCCTCCTGTAATCTCATCAATACACTGGTTCCAACCAATCTTGTAACTAGGCATCTTCCCATTGCTTTGAAAATACTCTCTTCCGTACACTCCTGTTAATTTCATTTTATCTGGCAATGGCTTCAATGGACACCAATTAGGGATTACATCATTGTTTGGAACTCTCCTACCATTCATTGCTCTGCACCAAAATCCGCTTATAAATTTGCATTTTCCGCAATTCTCTGGCGTATCAATCACTAATACTGATTTACTCATTTTCTTCCTCCTTAAAACTAGACCACACGCTCATACTGTCAACTTCACAATCGCAGTTATTGTAGTCAATATCTTCTGATGCCCGTGTTTTTGCTATTTCCTCAGCTTCTTCTTTTGTATCGGCTTCAATATCGTCATAATCAATTGATAAGCTCATTCCGACACTTACATACCATTTACTCACTCGCTTCACTTCCTCTCAACATCAGACTCAGCGTGTTATATCCCGGACAAGTTCTGACTCCGTTTCTGGTATCTCTTAGCAGGACACAGTACGGATATAATGCCATGACTTCATAAACGTGTTCTGTGACGTCCTCGCCGTGCTGGCCAATGTATTTGAAGCACTTTCCCGGCCTAAGAAAATATCTTGCACATACATACGCTTTTGTTCCGAATATTGTACTTGCACTGCTCATTCAACTCTCCCCATCCTTCACGATTTTGATTGCAACTTCAAACGCATCAGTTTCACCCTCGAAATACTCCGATGCTTTCTGTAATGCAGCAGTTCTTGCCTTTTTTGTTTTCAACTGCTCCACAACCTTGTCCACATCAAAAACTGTCGGCTGTTCATTGACGCAATCAATAAACTCTTTCTGGTCAGAGCTAATACTTGTGCCAATTTCCCAAATTTTGATGTATTTGATTAATTCGTCTGCATCTATTAATCTACCCATTCAATTTCCACCACCTTTCGCAATTTCAACTGTTTCATTCATCTGGATGGTGTTTGTCGTACATGATCGCTACGCATACAAGTCCAGCTACTCCGAATATGGTTCCAAGGGCGAATCCTAACAAGAATGTAATCATGTTTCTTCCTCCTTTACATAATCTTCACATTCCTCCGCATATTCATAACTATCCATATCATCACATCTGCACTGACAAGAATCCTGCTTAGTACAGCAGATGCAACACTGTGTTTCGTTGTCCGGGCATTCTAATTTACATCTTCCCATTTAGTCCTCCTGAAGCTTTATCCCTCTTAAATGCTCAATAACTTTCTTCTGTTCCTCTTCTGTCTCGCAGTGTATTACAATGTCATAAGTATCATTATATGTACTAAAAGTTCCATCTTCGTTCTGAACAAGCGTCATTTCATCGCTCATGCTTCCACCCTCCTGTTCCACTGCTCTATCGCTTCTTTCTCCGTTTTTCTCCAATGTTCCACCATTCCGTCACATTCTGTGCAAGCTACAAGATATTCTTTACTTGAATCACTGTATTCGTTGATTAACACTTCTGCTTTCCCTCCACAAAACGGACAAGGTTTTAATTTATCCATTTCTCATCCTCACTTTCCCCATGTAAGCAACTGGCACGCTATTGTGCAGTCCTCCATGATTTCTCTGAATGTAGATATTGTCCTGTATTTTCCATTATTCATCCCCACTCCAATCAAATCTCTGCCCACATTTTGAACAGTAATCAATGTCTGTTCCAGCAAGAATTCCTGGTCTGTGGGTAGTTATAAATACGTTCCCACATTCGCAGCATTCCCATACTGAGCAAGTGTCGCTTCTGTTACGCATAAATTTCGGCTTTTGTGGTGTATGTTTTTTAATGAGTTGCCTAAACTCACTCATTTCAAGACTGTTTATTTCAAATGCTGTACATTTAGCCATTTGGTTCATCTCCTAATTTCAATTTCTCTGCAATTGCTTTAATCACTGATACAGTTACTCCGTTTCCTGCCTGCTTGTATAACTGACTGTCAGAATTTACGAACTGTGCTTTCTCAAAATAATCATCAGACCAACCTTGCAGTCTAAAGCATTCACACGGTGTTAGCTTCCGGATTGCTATGTAACACTGATATTTTTCATACCAGACAGCATATACAACCAATTCTTCCGACACTTGAACAAATATCCCTTGATTGCAGCTTGTGTCTAGTGTGTTTGCAATCTCTTTCCCAACTCTTCCTCTTCTTGTCTTACTACCTGGAACTGATAGATTCACAGTATCAACACCAACTCTGCACTCTGAATATCCTTGCTTAGTTGCTTCTGCTACTTTTACTGCAAGCTGATTATCTTTCTGGACTGTAGACAATGTATTTGCAATTCCATCTTCTCTGATTTCATTAGCAAGAAATTCATGTCTGGAAATATTAAGTTTTCCACTTTCGTAATCTTTACGAATTTCTTTCCCATATTCTGTGCGAACATTGCGCAGAACTCCAAGTGGATCAATCGCAACTCCATGTCTGTCTTGAGATGTCAATGTGAACATCGGCTCTCCATCATCTTTGAACCTTCTTCCGTTTTGACGTTTCTCTGCTCTGTCTGGTGTTAATACTGGAATTGCTGTTTTAGGTTCTGTATTTCCTCCGGGTACCGTGCTTATTGTTGGTGAAAGTCCACCACTGTCATAAACCCTTTCTCTTTGTGAATTTCTACCATTAAGACAACCAAAAAGATTTAACGAAACACTATTTTTTCCGTCTGTTCCTTCGATAGGAAATATTTTTGAGGTACTTCTCCCTCTAAGATGTCCGATAATGAAACATCTTTCCCGGTTTTGCGGTACTCCGAAATCTTTGGAGTTGAGCACCTGCCATTCTGCATCATACCCCCACTGCTCCATTTCAATGAGCAGTCTGGCGAAATCCCATCCTCCATTAACACTAAGCAGATTTTTAACGTTCTCAATGAAAAGGTAAGTGGGTTTATCTTCTTCTTTGAGTTGTCCGACAAGGTACATAACTCTGAAAAACAGGCTTGAACGGTTTCCTTGAAATCCGGCTTGCTTTCCTGCAACGGATATGTCCTGACAAGGGAATCCGAAGCACCAGCAGTCGGCTTTTGGAATGTCTCCGGCATACACTCTTCTAATGTCATTTGCGTACCATTCTCCATTTCTGTATTCCTCCTTTAATATTTCTTTCTGTCTTTTCTTGATAGGAATATCTTCCAATGCCTTTCGCTGCTCGTCTGTCAGCAAGTGCATTGAGATGTAACTCGCAGTAGCAAATTTATCAAATTCGCAAAAACCAACGCATTCATGCCCCGCCAATTCCATTCCCCTACGAAATCCTCCGATTCCTGCGAAAAAATCTATAAATTTCATTTTAAACTCCCATCTTCTTAACCAGATTCTTATTCATCTCGTCAAATCTTACATCTGTGTTCTCTTCAATGTCCTGCATCATGCTCAGAACGCTCATTTCGCCCCTGTTTGCCATTTCAACATACCCATTGGCAGTTCTTACCACATCCAGCAATCGCTTCGTAGAAAAGCCATATAAACGTCTCAGAGCCATCATAGTTGTGACGGTGTTGATCGTATTGCTCCAATCTTCACCAACAGTAAATCCATCTTCATAGGCTTTCTTTTCCATTTCCTTAAGCTCTTTCTGGCAGTTCTGGATAGACTGTGCAAACATATGAGCTTGATTATTTGCATATGGAACAAATGCTTTCTTTTTCTGCTTGATTTTTAGGCTTCCCATCCAACAGACCTCCTTATGTCTTCTGTTAAAGCATCAAACTGTTTTAACATCTTCCGACATCCGTTTCTAGTCACCTGCATATCTTCAGCAGAGTCATCTATCCAATATTTGCCGTCAATCAGATAGCTGTTGTCCAAGAATGTACGGAATCTGCATTTTGTAAGTCCGAATTTATTCATGATTTCTCTTTGCGTCAAGGACTCTACAAATTCACCGTCTGCTGCAACAATGTCATAAAGTTTCATTTTGTCTCCTTGCTTGTCTTTCTTATTCCGTACCCAACTGGAGTATATGCTCTGTCGGTACTAGGGTGGTTTGTTCTGAGCAGGTCATCATCAATCAACTGATTGATATGTTTCCAGACCGTAGCTCTCCCGGCATCTACCTTTTCAGAAATCTCTGTAATTGACGGTGCATATCCAACCAATTTGATATAACTGACGATATACAGATAGATTTCTTTTCTGAGAGCCTGTCCCTGTTCGCATTTATTCTTAGTGTTGTACATTCTTTCTCAACTCCCTTTGTTTAGAATCAATAAATTTGCAAAATGCTAAAACAAATTCTTTTGCTAATGGATCTGAATATATTTCTATTAATTCCATACAGCGGTCATAAGCTGCTTTTGAATATTCATCTGTGAGTTCAACCAGATAAAACTCTTTTATTAATTCCCATAATTTAGGCATAAACATTGCCATCATTGGAATATCTTCTTTCTTTACACTTGCCATTTCTTCTCCCTTGAATGTGTAACGTGTAACATAAGTATTTAATTTTCCCTATAATTACCTTTTTATATAATTATTAAAATATACTTTATAGTAAAATATTAGTTACATTAGTTACACTAAGTAAAAAATACAGTATTTATAATGGTTTGAGGTGTATCTTAGGGTGTAACTAAATGTAACTAAGTGTAACTAGTTCTAGTCAAATGGTATCTCACACTCACACATTTTTTCAAATTCACTTAATTTTCTGACTTTTTGGTAGCATATCTGTGGACCATACTTTCCACATCTCACCCGTTTCCCGCCATTTTCCCTTTCCCATCCGTCAATGCAGTTCTGCATGATGGAGTGAATTTCGTTGGACTCGAACCTTGTGGGCTTGCGGCCCTCGTTGCCCATCGCCTGTTCATATAGCATTGCGACGCAAACACGAGGTTCCGTTGTATGGTCTAGCCATTCTTGAATAATTCCGACTCTCACATCCTCTTCCATAAATTCCTCTTGTTTATCCTCTATATATTGCTGTAAATTCTTCGGAAGAATTAACTTAGGTGTTCTATCGGCCTTTTCAAAAAGCTCCATGGCTTCTCCCCAGGCGTTTGTAAAGTCTGACGCTACGGCTTGTGGATCATCAAACATGGATTTCAGGACGTGTTCTTTTCTCGTGACTATCGGAAGGAATCGTCTATTGCCTGTTCTATCAGTCAGGAAACGGTCATTGTTGGTTGTTCCGGCAAATACACACACTCTTGGTCTCTGCTCTGTTCTGCGCCCATATGGAGGTCTGTACGTGTCCACTGTGGACGTTAAAAATGCTTTGATGCTCTCAACTTCTTTTGCTTTTTTAGTAGCCAACAGTTCTGCCAGTTCCACCATCCACATACCTCGCAGCTTTTCCGGGGCTTTGTCGCCCTCGATTGTATTGAAGTTGTCGTTATACCATGCGTTATTGAGTGATAAAAGTCTCAGGAAGGTAGATTTTCCAATTCCCTGTGAGCCGTATAATACTGGCATGTAGTCAAACTTACATCCCGGATGGAACGCTCTGCTGATTGCACCTAACATAAACAGTTTCATACATTCCCTGGAATACTCTGTGTCTTCCACTCCCAGATACTCTGGAAGTAGTTTGTTGATATATCCGGTCTTTTTATTCCACTTATTCTTATGAATGTCAGTAAGCATATCAACAACAGGGTTGAATCTGTTTCTATTTGCCACGATATTGAGTGCTTCCATGATCTTCTCCAGACTCTTTAGCCCGTATTTTGATTCAATGTACGACTTCAAATTGCTGTCATCACTATTGCTCCATTCCCTATACATGTTTACATGTTCCCACGGGAGACTTCCGCAAACAAAGGGCGCGTATGATAACTCGTTATATTTGATATGTCCATACAAGTCAGGGTCATACTCAATGGCTTCACACATGTTCTTAATGCTCTGAATCATTGTTCCTTTTTCTGTAAAATCAAACTCCGGCTCCCTCCACCCTTGCGTTGCAACCCCATCTGAGTCAATGTGAATGGGCTTTCCTTTATCATATCTAGTCGCACTTGATACAATGACTTTGACTTCCTGTTCAGTTAATGGAGGCGAGCAGGAACTTTCATTCTCAGCCATGGTAGCAGCGAACACTGATTGATCCGACGCTCCTTTCGCCTGCATCATACACGCAAAACGAAAAAGCATCTGATTTCTTTGTCCTGCTGCCACGATATTTGGCATGGTAAAAGTTGTGCTCTGCTTCTGATCGTCATGGTTCAAGAAGTATTCTACATTGTTATCGGCCTTTGCGATCTCAAATTCATCCGGTGAATATTCCCATTCATACCGATTGCCATTCTTATGTATTGATGGAGGAGCTACTACATACCCGCCATTTCCACGAATATCTACACCATCAATAATTCCGGCTCGGTTCTTTATTTTACCATTTCCACGATAGTACAAATGGTATCCGCCACGCCCTGTGATAGCTGTCCATGTTTCTGGGAAATCACCGTGTTCACGCTGCCAATCTTCAAGTGAATGGTACCCATCTATTCCGCGATCTTCGTCAATGTCTAAATCAATTACAAATACATTCTGGCTAACTGAACCAGTCGCAAGACCTATGTTTGCATTTGGATATTTCTGCCACCAAGCTTTTATCTGAGCTGCGTCTGTAGTTGCATCCTTACATCCATTCCTGGTAAGCGGAACTTTATCGCGGTACTTTAACGGGAAGACAGCAAATCCTTTTTTGGCATATTCGATAGCCGCATCATACATACTCGGATATTCACTCATTGCTATCACCTGTGAGTTGAATCGAATTTACAACCATCAAACTCACCCCTTTCAAGTCTTTCTTTTAAATCTCTGTATAAAATTTCTTTTATCAGTCTCCCAGATGTTTCTTCCTTGCAAAAAACCACATTCATGTTGTATCGGACCATCCATGCAACACTGGAAGCCAGGAATGCATTGGAGTTGAATTTGCTTCGATATTTACTGTTTAGAAGGTTTTCCCAACTCGAATTTTCGCAAATGAGATAAATCCTACACTTCTGATCTAATGCCCGTTCAAACTCTCTTTTGAATCTTTCGCGTCCTCTGGTAAAACATGCAGCTAATTCATCTAAATTCATTTTTCGTTCTACCACGCAGAATGGCTTAATTGTGCTATTGGTATCAAACAGCAACTCACCACTCGGCAATACTGCATTATAGGTGTAGTCACCATAATCCAATGTTGCTCGACTATATGGAGCGGAAAAGGATTTGTACCGTTTCTCCGCTCGCTCAGTCGCTTGTTCTCTGGAATCAACAAGAACCTGGAAAGACTTTAAGACTTCTTTTTGATCAAAAATATCCATTAGTTGAATGGCATCTCCTCATCTGTACCGTCGGGAATACTCATAAAGCCATCCGAACTAGTGCGTGAAGAATTATTACTGTTCAAAACTCTGTCTTTTGGGAGCTTGTAATCACCAGAACGGATTTTATCAACTTTGCAGAAGGACGCCAGATTGGTAGCTCTTCCAATGCTTCCGTCATTCTTTTCATATTCTCTTTCATTAAAAAGACCGCCGGCAATCTTACCTTTGAATTTCTGCTCATCCCAGTCAAAGTGGTATCCCGGATTGGATTCTTCAAGAGCTTCTGTAAATGTTTTAAAGTGTCTCTTTGTCCAGTTATCTTTCTCTGATCCGTCATCATTCGGAATGTTCAGAAGGTAATTGCAGTGCCATTTCTTATCTTCGTTCTGCTGAGCTTTATATTCTTTTGCGTAGAAGCCTGCATATTCACCTTCTGCGATATCGCAACTGATTTTTACATACTGGCCTACACTATTGTTACAAACTTCAGCTCCAAGAATCTTTACAACGTAACCACCTTTTGGAAGTACATCGTAATCTCCATAAGCCTGTGTTTTTTCATAATCTCCAAATCTTTTAATTGCCATGTTTTTTATCTCCTTTTAAATATTTGTTATAGTCATAGCACATAGAAATAGCTTCTTCTTTGCTCGCACATTTCCTGTACTCACGAATTGCTTTATCACGGTATAATTGACGGATATAATGCGATTCGCATCTTATCCGATAGGCGTACCGGCCTATTAAAAATACATACCAGTTTTGTTCTCTCATCAAAACTCCTTCATAACTTCAATGACCTTCACAATATCATTCGGAATATATTCCTCTTCAAATGCTCCCAGCGGCGTTCTTGCAGTGTCATTATGAGAAGTGGTTGAAAAACAATAAGTGTTCTCCTGCTTCATTGATCTGAGCAACCAGTTGAATTTACTGTCAATGTTGTTTTTCTCAGTCTTTCTTCCATTGGTTTTGATTCTGGTAAACTCATAGCCTGCGTCAGTCATTTCTGTTTGCGTGTGGAACAGCAGGATCACTGTCAGATCATCTCTAAGCTTTGACGGAATATCTACCAAGTCCCAGATGCTCGAGGCGAGGTCCATCCACTTGTCATAGCCTTTCTCTTTGCATCTTCTCATTTCGTCTGATACCATTAAGTTATTTACGGTATCAACAACGAAATAATGGATATGTGGTGCTTTTTCTGCAATGTTTAAAAGATATTTGACTATAGTCTGCGGAAAACTGGTCTTTACATAATTGTTCTTATCAGTGGAATACTGATCTCTCCACCCTTTCCAATTCAGACCTTTTCCATCGCAATCACAGTAATAAGTTTCTTCTGGATTGAGATTGCGAAGGGATGTACTTTTACCACTTCCGGGTTCACCCATGATTCCAATTAAGTTTGCCATAGCTCACACCTCCGCTTTGTCGTATACGATATGTTTGCTACCTTCTACAATCAGAAGACTTGCGATCTGGCGCATTGATAAAGTGCTTTCATTGTAAATTTCTGTCAACGCGTTATACGCTTCCTCGGTCACTTTTACCGCCATGTCTCGTTCTGACACTACTGCCTTTTTACGTGCCGGTATATGGATTTCAAATTCAGTCATTTTTGTTCCTCCTTATATGATTTCTGAGCCGCTAAAAGCCCATTTAAAGCCTGTATATAGTTCGCCAGTGTTCTTGCCTTATATGATTCTTCAATCGGATTATCCGGCACTGTAGCAAGCTGTATGTCGATTAATCTCAATACTTCCTGAATGCGTTCATCCATACTTACACCGCCTTAAAGAAGCAATAAAGGTTATCTGATGCATCTCCGAACTTCTCTCCGTCGATATCTTCGGCTTTGTGGTATTCCACATGGTCAAGAGACATATCGCAGTTTTCATAATCCAAAATGTGATCCCCTCTGGACTGAAGCTCTCTGAGCAGTTCATTAATGCATCCTGCTATCTCCAGACTGGGAAGAAGTTTCATAATTGCTATCTGCTTACTCATTTGGGCACTTCCTATCTATCAGAAGTTCTAGCAAGAATGCTTTGATTTTATTGAGCTTTTCACGGCTTTCTTTCTCGTAAAATGGGTCAAGAGATACATTCTGATATAAATCCCATTTAAAAATGTCTTCAGGAAGGAGAACATCCTCTTTTCTTTTAAGCCCTCTTACTTCCAAGCCGTAGCCTGAAAAATCGAATGTAACGCTTGCTGTCGGAACTTCGTTCACAACTCTTTTACAGAGTTCGTAAATTTCATCAATCTCTTTCTTGAACATCTTCTTATCCTCCTTATTTCCTACTGCCAGTCTGCTTTCATCTGGCGCACCGCCCATGCTGCCGAGATGCCAAAAAAGATGTTCAGCCAAATAGGTATGTCCACATATTTCCCGGCAAGCATACAAACAGCAATTAGCGTATACTCTTTCATTTCATTTCTCCCATAATCCATGCAAGGTTGCTGACTACCAGCGCGGCAACCGTCACAATCCATGCCGTGAACCATTTTCTTGACTTCCTCTTACTTTTTTCGACAATTTCAGTCGCAAGTGCTACTTCGATGTCAGTCCATGTTGGCTGATTTTCGTTTCTAATTTCACTCATATCTAGCTAATTTCTCCTTATTTATTCTTTTTTTGTCTTTACAATTAGCAGATAGAGAACTATAATGTATCTATCCACTAAGGTACTTTAGTGGGTGCAAAGCTCCGGGGCGGAGGTTTCGGCTCCCTCCGGGGCACTCACTTATTGAGAGCCTCTTTGCCTTTCCAGACATGACCAGTTACTTCATAGACTTTCCTAGGGCTTATGATGTATGTGATTCGTCCACCGGAAAGGCTTTTTGCCGGCTTGTTATTCTGGATAGCGGTTCCGATCGGAAGCCATCCATACACAATCCCGGCTCGGATTGACGCTGCCGGAAGTCCGATCAGCTGACTTGCATCGGATACCGTCATGTTCTCTGACGAAAACTCCGGCATCTGTGGGATACCAGATATAATTCTTGCCACTTCTGCGGCAAACTGATGAACCTGTGCATTTTCTTTGATGTAAGTGTTAACTTCGCTCATGTTCCCCTCCTTGTTAATTCGTGCTATACTCTCCTATGAAAGGAGGTGCTAAAAATGACTTACGATGAATTTATGTCGGTTATTAACTCTGATGTTGAAAGAATCCTGGCTGAAAATTCTGCCAATATTGCTCAGAGCCTGTTACAAGGTCTGCCAGAAGACGAACCTTGCATATCAAAAGAGCAATTCCAAATCATCAGAAATGCCGTAAATACATCTATTCAGTCTTCTGTTCAAATAATGTTCGATTACCTAGATTCATTCGGAATGCTGGAATATGAGCACCTGACTGAGCATCATGAGCCGCCTGATTTAAGAGTGATTCATGGCGGACGTTCGGACGCTGAGAAAAAATAATTTGTTGCTGGTCTTGAAGTTGCGATTCAAGACTGGCAGCTCTTCTTTCCAATGAACGAATCCTTTTTTCAAGTGATCTACTCATATATTTACTCCTTTCTTGTGATATACTCTCCTTCAAGGGAGGTATTAAAATGAATCCAATTATTTCAATTCTGAATTCTGTTAAAGAAATTGTTACTTTTGAAAACATCACTTTTCTGCTTGGACTAATAGGCTCCGTTGGTACTGCTTGGCAAGTGATTCAATCACGGCGAAAAATTCGTTTAAGTTTACCTTATTTCGGATATAGTGCAGAGAAGCAATTAGCTCTGGCTTATATCCAATTTGATAACCTTTCAAATTCTGCCGTATCAATTACAGATGTCTCCATTGTTATTAACGGAATTACATATCCATGCAATAAGTTACCAACTATCGTTGCTTCTTCAGACCGGAAAATCGGTGGAAAAACCGTTTCTTCCGACAGCTTGTACAATATGTCTCTTCCGGTTTGTTTGTCTGGATATGGTGGAAGCAGCGGCTACTTTGTGTTTCAGATTCCATTAGAATCTGCTCCATCTGACTCCACACACCGGACATTTTTAATTTCGACCAGTCGTGGCTCGTCATTTCGAGCTGAACTGAAACCTGACCGAGAATATTTTCACTGACGGTGCAGTCTAACATTTTTCTTCACCTCCTTTGTTCTTTATCCCTCAATGCGATTGCGTAACCCAAAGTCATCCGTAAATCATCCTCATTGAGGGATAACAGAGAGGAGATACCATCTTGCAGGGAATCATATTCAGATTCTTCCATGCTTTTTGCTTTACTTTTCTCCTCTGCTACGCCGAGCATGTATCCGAGGTCGAAATCATCAACAAATTTAAGCAGCGGAATCAATTTGAGTATGGCTTTCTGCTTTTCACTGATAGAAAGCGGCTTTCTAGGTATTAGCTTTGCAGATTCTACATTTTTTTGCTCATCCGCTCTTTTCTTTAATTCAAATGCAGCAATTTCAAAAGAGATATTAAAATACTCTCTTCCCTGCGCTTCTGGAACCCTATTTCCATCAAATAACATGTGCATCTCACGTTCTAATTTAAAAGCATCTTCCATTTCGTCTGTTGAATAGATTCGATTTACCTTGTACGGAATCTGTGTTGCCCTCTGTTCGACATTTCCAGATACGCCGATTTTTACGAAATCGCCACAATCCATGACATATACTTTACGCTTCAATTATTTACTCCCTTCCGTTCTGGCAACCTTGGTTCAAGAAACTTATCGGTTCCAACAGATAATGCTCCACAAATTAATTCGTATTCATCGAAATCTAATTTGCGATTTCCATTGAGAGAAAGATTGAGCTTCTGAACAGGAATACCAGTTTTGTTGGCAACGAATGTCTGTGTTATGCCGTTATTCTCAAGGTATGACTTGATTTTCTTACCAACACACATTTTCAATTCTCCTTTCTATTTAAGTTTCGTTCCTATCGAACAATTACAGTATAACTTCGAAATGTTCGAATGTCAAGAATAAATTTCGAGAAAATCGAAATTATTTTATTGACAGTTCGAAATTTCTATATTATTATTAATCATGAAAGGAGGAAATCGATAATGACATTTGGCGAGAAAATCAAGCAAGCCAGAACAGCAAAGAAATTAACTCAGAAACAACTCGCAGAAAAAATCAATGTAAAACACAATTCAATTAGTGACTGGGAAAAAGATAAGTGCAAACCAGATATGGACACTATCGAACTTCTATGCGGCGCTCTGGAAGTAACACCGACATATCTCGTGGGTTCTAAAAGCGATGACGATTATGCAACCATAATTGGAAACCTTATGTCAGAACCTGACGTCTTAGACTTTATCGAGGAATATAAAGCACTCGATAAAGAAGATAAGAAAGCAATAAAACAAATAGTTTCATCATTAAACAAAAAGAGCAAGGGTTAATCCCCTTGCTTCTTTGATTTTAGATATTTGATAAGAATCGTATAGACAAATTTTAACTTGCCCTCATTATCACATTTTTCAACCATCTCAATAATTTCCTTCTTATAATCCATAAATAGCCCTCCCTGTCGCAACTACCACCTGCACTACAGTATATGCCCGGCTTGTGGGAAATAGAACCGAACATTAGTTCGTTTTTGCTATTATATCACTAATGTTTGCCCTTGGCAACTGCCAGATATATGCATGCACCTTTAATACTATAAAGACAAATTCCGCAATCACAAAGGAAAATACGCTTTCGCAGAAATAAAATGCGAGATTACAGACTTTTCCACCGCCACCGTCTGTATGCGGATACTTCTGGACAGAATGGTTCTGGTATACTATATACGAATGAACTATCTGCATATCTTTCTGATTATTGTTAGAAATTATCTTTTGTGGGGTACGTACAAGACTAAATACCTTATAGATCAGCAAGAGAAGTACAAAGCACTTAAAACATTTCTTTTTCATCTAAATCACTCTATTTCGTTCTAAATCTTTACAATATGTTTTTAAAATGATAAAATAAAAATACCACGAATAACCGTACTTTACATAATATTGCAAAATCAGCGGTACAAAATACATAATCCGCATGAAAAGTGCGAAGTGTGGCGAATAAAGCTATTGGGAGGAACAATTCTATGAATAAGAAAAAGGCTGTCGCAATGTTCCTGACTGCTACATTTACTTTGACTTCTTCTGTTCCGGTTCTGGCAGGCGGGAAGGGTGTTACCGTTACTGTCCCAAACTACGGATTTGAAGAAGATGATGATACTTCATCAGTACCAGAAGCAAAGGAAGCTGTTGTCAATGAGGATGGCTCTACCACCTACACTCTCACAAAGAAGCAGCAAAAAGAATGGAAAAAGGCCGTAAAATCCAATTTTGATGATTATATCAAAGATATCCTGGATGACGATACTAATTATCCAAACGTTGAGGACATCACATACAATAATGATATGACTGAGTTCGAAATTGATCTTGCTACTACCAATATAGCACAATCTGAACTCTTCATTGGATACATCGCGCTGTTTACAGCTCCAGTGTATCAGCAGGTGAATGGGGTAGAGGAAAAAGATGTTGATTATAAAGTCACAGTCAAAGACTCCTCAACCGGTGAAGAGACTGTATCAACTTATGCGGAAAATAAGGCTGACTGGAAAAGCTTCAATGATTCTTTCACCATGCACAGCGAAGATACACAAGAATAATCAAACGGAGGGATTAACAATATGGCTAAAAAAATCAAATGCCCACGTTTTGGATGCGGCAGTACTGACGTTGAATATCTGTCGGGCAACCAGAAAACAACTCTCAACCTGAATCCATTACACCCTTTTACTCTTGTCAACACAAAGCCAAAGGGCAAACAAACATTCAGATGCAAGAAATGCGGACGGGTATTCGAAGTAAAACTTTAAGAGGACTATATGAAGCACGTACTTAATTTTTATAAAAAACACAAGCTTGCAGCATTTCTTACATTCCTATGGCTTGTATTTATGACATTTATTACTGTAACTGGTTTGGCAAATAGCAGCACTCGGGATGCTGTTGAAATAGGTTCAGGAATCTTTGCGGGAATAGTCATGTTTGTGCCCGGTGCTATACTAATAGCTGTTGCGTGTGCCATTATTTCTACTATATTCGGCACTTTTTCAAGCATTATCAGAGCACATTCTACTGACTCTGACGATGTTGAACCAATTATTCCACAATCATACAGCCATGATAACTACACTCCTGCTCCTAATTGGACATCAGAAGATATACCTAATCCGCCCACGGTACCGGAGCCACAACTTCCGGTCTATGACACAATGGAAGGACACGACTTTGAGTACTACTGTGCAGACCTGCTTAAAAACAATGGTTTCTATAATGTCAGCGTAACACAGGGTAGCGGAGATCAAGGAATTGATGTTTTAGCTGAAAAAGGCGGCGTAAAATACGGAATACAGTGTAAGTGCTATTCTAAGGACATTGGCAACAAAGCAGTACAGGAGGCGTTTGCTGGAAAGACATTCTATCATTGCCACGTTGCTGCAGTTCTGACAAACCGATTTTTTACAAAATCTGCTCAGGAATTAGCTGCCGTAAATCAGGTTCTTTTGTGGGACAGAAATCAGCTAGAGAAATTTGTACAAAATTCACGTTAAAAAGAACCGCTCCTGCTTAAACAGCAGGGGCTGTTTTTGCACAAGGAGGAAGATCATGGCAAAAAGAAAGAAATATCCGAAACTGCCGAATAGTTTCGGGTCTATCCGTTATCTCGGTAAGGGTCGAAGAAACTGCTATGCAGTACACCCGCCGGCAACGATTGATGCAACAGGAAAAGCGATCCGTCCACCTGCGATCTGCTACGTTGACGACTATCTGAAAGGATTCGCCGTCCTGACAGCTTACAAAGCTGGGACGTACAAGCCAGGGATGGAAAAAGAGCTTGAGATTACCCCTACAACGGACACAGACGCCCTTGTAAGCCGTATTCTGTCAGACTACAATACATTTAAGGGTGCAGAGGAAAAGCACCCAGAAACGCACAAATTGACGTTTTCAGAGGTATATGAACAATTCTACGCATGGAAATTTCCAGATGGAACAAAAGCGTCTTATAGTTCGATGGAATCATACAGAACAGCTTACTCAAACTGTAAAACATTGTACAATCACACATTTGAAGATTTAAAAGCCCCTGATTTGCAAGACGTAATAGATGAATGCACTCTTAAAAAGCAGAGCAAAGCAATTATTTTAACTCTCTTTAAGCAAATGTATAAGTATGCCATTTATTCAGAAATCGTATCAGAAAACAAGGCCTTATACGTAAAAGTTAACGCAAATAATGATACGGAGCATGGCACACCTTTTTCTGACCAGGAACTGCAAATTTTGTGGAACAATGCTGATGATCCAGAAGTGCAACTCATACTAATCATGTGTTATTCTGGATGGAGGATTGGCGAAGTGCTAAAACTTACAACCAACCTAGAGGATAAGTGCTTCCAGGGCGGCATTAAAACAAAAGCGGGCAAGAACAGAATCGTTCCGATACATCCAGCTGTGTACCGTTTTGTTGAGCAGAAAGTGCTGACACAAGGTGGGAAATTATGCGTGTGTACTCAGCAGCACCACAGAAAAGCGTTGTTCTATCCTACACTGGAACGTTTAGGAATAGTCGGCAACCCGAAGCACACGCCGCACGATTGTCGGCATACCTTTTCTACCCTGTGCGAAAGATACGGCGTACGAGAGAACGACCGGAAGAGAATGTTAGGACATTCGTTTGGAAACGATGTTACGAACGCTGTGTACGGTCACAGGACACTGGAAGAACTCCGGAAAGAAATAGAGAAAATAAAAGTTCCGTTTGTGACTAACTGTGACTAACCGTTCCACTTTTTACCATTTTTAAACCGTCTTAATCATTCTACCAAAAGTCTGCAAAACCTTTATTTTACTGGATTTTACGCATTTTACAGGAGAATCTGAAAAAGCATTTTCAATAATTTAATTTTAATGAATTTTTTAAAAAATCCTTTGTTTATGCGGTGTTCCAGTCTTCACTTGTGACTAATTTGTGACTAACCAGAATATTCTTATCATTCCGAATCTGATGCAATATAACTTAAAAGCCCCAAGGAATTTGTTTCCATGGGGCTTAAATCTATGCTTTTTTAGATCGCGATCAGATCTTTCCAGGTCACAGGACCACATACACCATCTACGGCAAGAACCTTTTTTCTGGATTCCTGGTAGGCTTTCAGGGCGTAGATAGTGTTGGTATCTGCGGTCCAGGTGAGTTTCAGGGCTTTTCCGGTTTTTCCCTTAAATCCTCTAGCTCTTAAAATCTCCTGAAGCAATAATACGGATGTGTTTTTGTCTCCTGCTTTTACAGTTTCTGGTTCAAACATATATTTACCCCCTGTAGGTGTTGTCGGTTTAACTGCTGGTTTGTCGGTATCAGCAGTCAATACAGTAAAGTCAATACCGTTACCCGTAAATCTCAAACGGTGAGTCCATCCGTGACTATACAGATACCACGGCTGAGTTCTGATCTCATTACCACTGTTGTCTTTTGTATCAGTGGTTCCTTCTGAACTTCTGGCATGTACAATATTGTCTTTATTTATAGCCATTGCCACATGATATGATGTATTCAGTTCAAGATCACCTTTCTGCATCTGACTGTGTGCAGTCTGGTTTCTTGCCACAATCTCAAAACCGCAGTTACACATATTCAGCATATTACCCGTATAACTACAATGTTCTTTCAAGTATCTTGCCTGCGTGGTCAGTCCATTTTTCAGGAATGCATAGTAATATGCTGTACACGCCAGACTTGAGCAGTCAAATGATTTAGGATCATCAATCTCATACAGACTTCTGATTCTCTGACTGTAACCATGATTATTGTCATTTGCAATATTTACCGCAAATTCAACTGCATCATTTCGCACATTCTGAATGATCTGTTCTTTTGTCTTTGCCATTTCTGCGTCCCCTTTCTTTTCTTCATCCTTGTAATCTTTGTAAAATACATTCCGGTCTACAGTTCCATTGATTCCAGGAATCTTGGCTTTTGAGCTGTACTGCCAACCTACGCCGAAGTCTGGGCGGAGACGTTCCTGAAGCCATCCGTCATCGTTAGCCGGATAACGTGCGATCCAGAAATCATACTTTTTCAGATGGCTACAGATCACGTTCATGTACCAGTCTACATTACAGTAGATGCCAAACTTATATCCCGCTGCTGTAATGATCTTTTCAAAGGCTTCTGCCATCTTATGTATGTTTTCTGCTCCCAGACTTCTCTGGTTGTTGTGTTCCAGATCCAGCCATACGGGATACTGCAACTTTCTTCCGTTCAGGACAGAAACTATTTTTCTGGCTTCACTCTGGATCTCTGCGATGGTCATTGCGTATGAGTACTTATATACGCCTGTTGGGATGTTATATTTCTGGCATTCCGTGTAATTTCTTTCAAAATGTTTGTCAATCACGTTTCCGGCTTCTGTGATCCGAAGGATGGCAAAGTCCATTCCGTAGGCTGCCACTGTCTTCCAGTCGATCTGTCCCTGCCAAGCAGAGACGTCTATTCCTTTGACCTCCAATTCACTCACCTCTTTCTAATCTTTCTATTCTTTTATTAAGGCTATTAATAGTTTCTTGCTGGTCTTGGATTAATTTCATCATTGCCGGAATCATAGTTCTGTAGTTCCAGTCTTCTACCTGACCGGATTCGTTGAGCATTGCACCTTCCGGAAATGCTTCGTACACATCTTCTGCGTAGAATCCTGGAAGCGGTTTTCCTTCAAAACGGTCACCCGGTGCCAGATACCCTTCATTATACTCGAACCACACGACCGGAATGTCTAAAAGTCTTTCGGCTTCACTTGAGGTCATGTTTTTAACATGTTTCTTGTATCTTTTTGATGATGAACTTAATTTATAAACATAATTGTTGTACAAAATAAGTGTTGATCCCGATGCGTTACTTGCCAATCCAGAAATAGCAAACATTCCGCTTGGGTCAATAAATCCCGAGCTATCTGTAATATTTTTACAGAACAAATGCAGTCCATATTTAATGTTACAAGCCGTATCTCCATCTTCGCTTTGCGAAAACACTGCATTTCCAATCTTTATCCGTCCATCCGAATAAAGCCGTATATTACCACTCTTTGACTGTATGTAATTTTCTTTAATAGTCCACTGTGCAATTGATGCCGCAACCGCATATAAGTCATCTACATTCAGCTTGTCTGCTGCTACAGTTTTTCCTTTGATGTATGTACCATTAAGATATAGTTTACCATCTACATAAGTCAGCAAATCACGAGTTCCGTTATGCGTCAAAAGGTTGAAAATCTGCTTTTCTGTCAGTTCTGTGTCATTGATTATTGGAATTGTTACCGTTGCGAGTTGAGGATTACCCAGATTAATGCTTCTGAAGATATACCTAATCGCTGTTACATCCGATGCAATTGTAGAAAGATACAAGGTATACTGTCCATCATCTACATTCATGTTTTTTATAGTGCTGAACGTAGAGCCGTCTGTTGTTGTCTGGACAAGGATGTTAGACTTTCGCAATGTTTTATTACTTCCCGAAACAACATAATTTTTGAAAAGCACAGTTTCCGGCACATAAGTTCCATCTGCGGTTCTCATTATTACGGTTGTATCCGTTTCAATAACATAAGTTGTAGCTGAATCTCCTTTATCTCCTTGCTTCCCTTGTTTTTGTTTTGCAATTGAAAACTGTTTTGTAATAGAAAATGTCTTATAACTTACGACAAAGTTCACATGTCCGGTATCAGCTGATAGTCCTGCGACGGTATATTTATGGTTCTTTTCATCCCAGGTTCCAGTAATGTTCTCTTCGGTTATTGTATACGATGCATCATTAGTTACATTTTTAGCACCATACATAACCTGTACGGTTGTGCTACATTCAGGAAATGTTGTGTAGTTTCCATTAGCGTCTGTCACTATGGCCTGATATTCATTTGACAGTATTACATTCAATGTGGTCAGTTTCTGAGCTTCTTCTATTGTTTTATCTGCTATGGCTTCATCGAGCGTTTTATTGTCTGACAGAAAAAAAGCTGTCGGCTGGATAAACACTTGTCCTTTTTCGTTTATGTAAAACGTTACGGCGCCATCCTCTGTTGAAACCCTGAGATTTTTCGCATCAATGAACTTTCCAAGGAGTTTTCCGGCATTGATGTAATCTGCATTAATGCCCTCTGCATACAAGATTTTTGTGATCAAATCACCTGTCAGTATGAAACCGTAGGGATACGTCTTGCCGCCGTCATTCGACACTCCGATGGCTTCAGCGGTAAATTTAATGATAGTCTTAGATTCTTCTAGTGTCGGTTTATCGTGTAAATAAGTTATTGTACTCCCGTCCTCTTGAAGCACAGATGTTTCATACAGACCTGATGCACCTTTCATGGCTTCTTCCAGCTTCCCGACAGCCAATTCCCTTGCATTTTTCTCTGCTTCAACAAGCTTTTTGGCTTGGATGAGCGTTTTAAGGGCGTCAGAATTATACGTGCTGCTACCTCTGATAGGGCTTTCAGCCTGCGTTCTTACCGTTGTTGCACCATTTAATCCACTTGCAACATAAGTAATAGGAGTTATATATACGTTTTCTTTACGATCATAAGTCCTTGCCATATCTCCGAATTCAATGAGCGGATTATATAAAAGATCTCCTTCCATGCTTCGGAATTGCTTACCAACCAGTGAAGCCCCTATCCATTCTGCTACAACCGGCAGCTGATTTGCCTGTAACAGAGTGTTTTCTATTTGCAAAACGTATTCATTCGATCCATATTGATAAGATGTATCACCACTTTTTACTTGTATACCTGTAATAACAATGTTATCCGTTGAAAGTGTAGGTGCTGACAGATAGTCTCTTAATCTCTGCGGGGCATTAACCCCCTCGTTAAGATACAGAAATCCATCTGGATCTATCATCCAGTCTCCTACCGGAGATATGTAGCCACTTGAATCAATAACAGAACCGCCACCAAATTTAAGGAATCCTTCAGAATCTACAGTCGGGGCATTATCAACATTCACGCCCGAAAAATCCCATTTCACAAGCTGTAAATACCCGCCATTGTCAATTCTGGCGTTGGCAGATTCTATCATCGCGATGCATCCGATAACGTCTCTGAATGTCATGCCGTCAGGCACAGACTGAATTTGAAATGTGGCATGTTCCATCGCACCGGATCCAATCCCCAATGATATACCACATCGTTGGCAAGCGTCTCGCAAAACTACATAAGCGTCTTGAGGAAACGCAAGACTGGTAGTATATGTTTTGTTTGCCTTGTACATATCATCTAATGCAGTTAGCTCAACATCTTCGCCGTATTCCTCTGGTGTGGTGACGGTAAAGCTTCCTTTATTAATAGTCTCAGTAGTGCCATCATCCAATTCCATTTTAAGTTTTACTCGGAGTTTCGCACCATAGAAGTAATAATTCTTCCACTGCTCTTGCGAATTATCCAAAAACAGCTGCAGAGATTTACATACAGTTTGTCCAATAGGAAAGGAAGACCCGTCTACGCCATCTACAATGTCGTTCCCGGAATTTAAGATCTCTTTATTGACTGTTTTGACTGTTCCATCAGGAAATGTAATGTCTACCTCTTCAATGACTGGATACCCTTCTGCTATTTTCTTCTTAAATGCATTACTTACATTAATCAAGATGATTCACCCCCGTCATGTTGAAAGATAGCTCGGATACTATTTTGCCGTCTTCAGATAATTCGCCAATTGTTATGTTTCCAGATTTTCCTACGTAAAACGGATCGTCGCGCCATGACGCATGATAAAGCGAATAATGATGTAATGTGAATGTTTTCCCTTTTGCAATAATCCGCAAAATTTCCGTGACTTTGCCTGCCGGAATGTTCTTTGCAGTGTATCCATATTGTTCTACGGTAAAAAGCGGTGTAAACCGCCCGTCACCGTATTGTGTTCGGTTACTTCCTTCTGAATAAGTTGTCGCAAATGAATAAGGCATATCTTTGTCGGGCTGCCAGATGACAGTACCGTTCATTTTTATCATTTCTTTTGCCAATACTGTCACCTCCTATGCCAACTCAAGTGGATTCTTTCCACTGTATTCCTGTCTTGCTTTTGCTTCTTTGATAAATTCATCAAACAGCACTCTCCTGTTAATCTGAGCCGTGATATGAATGTCCCTATTTCCTTGCTGATTTCCAAGTTCATCCCGGATTATCTGCCGGATAAGACCCTCGGGTGCTTCGATGTTATTTCCTTGCTTCTGGTCACCAAGTACAGCCAGGAATTCACTTCTAGGTGGAATAACTGCACCTTTTGCGAGATAAGGCACTGTTGGCACTCTTGGAAATGTTGCGCTAAATCCGATTGTTTTCTTGCCGAACGGTGTAGGCACTTCCCACGGGCCAAAAGAAAATGCGGATTCAATTCCACCAATCGCGCTGTTGACAGTTCCGATCGCACTATTTACAATGCCAATGACCCTATTTAGAATGTCGCGAATTGCATCTTTAATTCCTCCAAAGATTTCTACAACTTTATCTTTAGCAGATGTAAATTTTTCCACAATCCCATCTTTGATTCTTCCAACAAGATCTCCCACTGTCGACCAAATTGCAGCCCATTTCTGATGCGCACTGGATTTGATGTTATCCCAAATCGTCACAATTTTAGATGCAAGATTTTTAAGGCTAGAGCTTATAGTGTTAACAAACGTTATTGTTTTGCTTTTAATCCAATCCCATACCTCCCCCGCAACTTCTTTGATTTTGTCCCAGTTTTTGTATAACAGCACGCCGACCGCGATAGCCGCTCCAATTGCGACAGCAAATATTCCACCAGTTCCAAGAGCTGTTGCGATAGCTTTAATTCCACCAATAATGCCACCCGACCCAGTCATTAAAGCTATAAGGCCTTTTCCATATAACATGATCGTGCTGATACTTCCACCAATGCTCGAAGCTAATTCTGCTATTTTTGCAGCGGCAAATGCCCCAATCAAAGCCGCACCGAATGCTTCAATAATTGATTGATGGTCTGCAAAGAATCCTGCCAAATCAGACACTAGGTTAATCACTGTCGGGATTCCCGTTTCAATAATCCATGTCAACATCGGAAGAACAATGTTTTTGTAGATCCATTCAAGAACATTTCCAATGGATTCCAGAATTGGAGCAAAAGTCGCTGTCAGATTACTGATAGATTCCAGTAATGGATAGAAGTCCAAGTTCGCCGCCCATGTTGCTGTATCCTCTGCGATTTTTTCAACAAACTGCATGACTATCACAAGAGCATCTGCAATGTTCTGTATAATCTGCGTCCCTACACTGTTTTTGTTCCAAGCATCTGCGAAACCGGATGCAATGTTACCAATAGTTTTAAGCACATTCTGAGCAATTCTAAGCATGGTCGTAAGCATTGTCGTACCTGTTCCATTTGTCCAGACCTCTACAAGGCTTTTACCTACGCTCTTGGCGAGCTTTGCAATTCCCGACAAGGCAATGTTTGCCGCGTCAATGGTATTCTTGCCCTCTTTTTTCCATGCGTCCTGAAATGGTTTCCAGAGCTTCTTGAGCAGATTAGCAAGTTTCTTGGCGGAATCGCTGATTTTGTCCAGTGCATTTTCTCCATCTGCCAGACTGCCATAATCCACATTAGCAGCTGCGCCAGAAAGACCGGAGCCTGTTCCGCTACCACCAGATGTGGAAGGAGTGGATGTGTTTCCATCGGATGTGGCTGACACCTTGGAGATTTCATCCAATGTAGAAAGATAGTTTTTTGTTTCTTTATTTGCTTTTTTCGTAGCTGTTGTATTATCTTTATTGGCATTCGCTAATTTCTCTGCATTGTCTGCCGCCTGTCCATACTGATCTGCTGTATCTGCGATTGCATCTGTTCCAGTAAGCCCTGCTCCACTTCCACTTGTTTGACCTGATGATTTCTTACCAGTAATCAGTTCTGTGAAGCTTTTAAATGCATTTGCCAGTGTTGCCAATTTACCAAGCAAGATATTAATAACTTTCAGAACAGGTGTGAAAATATTAATCAGTCCTTGTCCGACTGTTGCCTTGAGAGATTGCAGCTGTAACTGCATAACTCTGACCTGATTCGCCCATGAATCAGAAGTCCGGATAAAGTCCCCAGATGCAGCCGATAACTGTTTCTGTACAAAAGCCAAGCGGAGGGCTACTTTCTCCTGCTCTGTCATGGCGGATGTGGTTTTACCATAACCATTCGCCAGTGCGTACTGGTCTAGCGCCGACTGGCTCATTACCACGCCGAGATCTTTGAGCGTTTCTGTTTCACCCGTAAACACTGATTTCAGTTTGATATACGCCAAATCCTGACTAATGTTATAGAACGATGCCACATCACCAGTAAGCTGCGTCAGAGCCGTTGACATATCATAAGCCTGTGCTTCTGAGAATCCGAACGACTTGGACATTGCTCCGAATGTTCCGACATACCTTTTTGCCATTGTCTCCGATAGTCCGGCAGAGGTCATGGCATTCTTTGCGAATTCATTAACTTTGTCCGACATGGTGGTAAATGTAACATCAACCACGTTCTGAACTTCTGCGAGGTCGGAGCCGAGTTCCACGCACTCTTTGCCGAACTGTACTAATTTACCAACTGCAAAAGCCCCGCCAATCAGCAGACCGATTTTTTTTACAGCACTTCCAAGGCCGTTAAATGACTGTTTTATAGCTGATACGCCATTTTGGACACCGGTTGTATCCATTCTGGTATCAATAATGACTGAGCCATCAGCAGCCATGTGTCCACCTCCTAACTATTTGAGGTTCAACATCTCATTCAACTTATCTTTATAAGCTTGCTCTTCGTCGCTGAGACGTGTTTTTATATCAATAATGCTCTTATTTTCCTGATAGAATTTCTTTTCCCATTTATCGAGCTTTTCGCCCTTCGCTTTTTTACTGCGGATTCCAACAACCGTGTTGAACAGGCATTCACCGGATTCCATGAAATATCCAAAAAATGTCCACCAGTGCATGTACGGTACGGCTCTGATTTCTTTACCGGCAACTTTATTCACAGCCGGTACGATCATGTCTCCGTCTTGCTCCCAGTCCATCAAGCAGGGTTTAGGGTGGTTCGGATTATCGTTAGATTGTCCACAGTCGATGAACTCCGATGCTTTCTGACAAGCTTCGTCCAGACACTCAGGCGGTATGCTCTGCCAGTCCTCAAACAGAATCTGCAACATAACAACTGCTTTCGCCTGCTCGTCCAGTTCCGGGTCGTTCATAGCTATAAGAATATCAATGATTGCTCGAAAATCTGTCCTGATAGAAAAATCCACCCCACTGATGTTTAGTGAGGTGGGAAGCTCATAGGCGGTCATTTTGTATACTTCTCCGTATACTTATTGACTGCTGCCTGCATTTTCTTTTTTCTCTTTTCGATTTCCGGCTTTATTGCATCACTGATTTTATCCAGAACGATATAAGCAAATACCTGACCATTACCGAATACAGTGGTTGCCGTGATTGGCTCCTTGAACAGGTCTTTTGATGCTTCATATCCGAGCAGGTAGTTGATTTTGTCCTCGATCTGTTTATTGAGTTCAGCTATTTCTTTTCCGGAAGTGACTTTCCGAATAGAATCTTCGAACTGTTCGAAGTACTCTGTCAGTTCTTCTGCACGTGCTGCCACATTAATGTCTGTTGGGTTCAGCTTGAAAGAAGAAAAAACTTCATCTTCGTTATTTGTGAATGTGAAAATGAAAATTCCATCATCAATTTTGGTGTTAATTATTTTTGCCATTTAGGGTGTCCTCCTTGTATATGTGCTTATTCGCTGTCAGCCGTGAATGTACCGGAACTGATATCAAATTTTCCTTTTACACGCTCGCCAACATAGTTAACGGTAAACGGAATCTGATAGCCGGATGTATCGCCGCCGTAGGAGGTCGGCACAACATAACAATCCTGCTGATATGCTTCATACTTGCCTGCTGTGGCTTCTGTCCAGAGATGAACTTCAACTGCTTTTGTTTTGAGGTTATCGTCTTTGTATCTGTTGTCTACGATCTTCTGCAATGCTGTGAACAGGTCAGAAGTAGTGTCTGCATAGAACGGATCAGCGTCAGAAGAAACTTCATAGCCATTGTGTTTGAATGTGGATTCTCCAAGAATGTTTTTAGATGTTTCAGTATCTGGATTGAGTTCTACATTGTACTCTTCCAGATCTTTTCCAAGACGCTCATATTTTGGTGTCAGTCCTCCGCAAAGAGAACCGGCATCAATGTAATGAGCCATATATTTACGATCAATTTTTCCTGTTACTGGCATAGAAATGTCCTTTCTGCCTATCATTTTTAAAGGCTGTGTAGGTTAGCGACTATTCTCTAATTGATAGCCGGTTGTTACTTGTTATATTACTTCATAAGTGTTTTCGTAGCGTACCGATAATGGCAATAGCCAATCCTGTACGCCACTTTCCTGTGGCTCTAAACCATAGGAGTTATCACGGGTGATACGTTTTATCACTCGCCCCTGCGAAAGCTCGGGAAACGCATTTAAGCGTGTCTCAGAGCCGTTTATGATAACTGGTTCTCGGCATATCCATTTACCGAGATTGTCAAGGAACTTCTGAACAGATAGCTTCTGCCTCTCCTTGTCGGATGCTGTTCGGTATACCACATAAAATGGGTACTGGCATACCTGATGCATCGTTCCACAGACATCTTCTTTTTCTGTATAGACCAACGCCCCGTTGTCTGCCGAAAATGCAATTCCTGATTCCTTGCCAAGTTCTTCAAACTTGATTGTTTCATTTTCGTATAGCCCCGGATACTGGTTCAGAAGTGCTTTCATGGCATCTGTCAGAATCTCGTATCCAGTTGCGTCTTTACCGATAGGTTTATCCGCCATGTCTGCCACCTCCTGCCTGTGCTTTTACCTTGCGAAGCCATGTACTGCCGTATTGTCGTTTAGCAGCATCAAACCACTTTGCCTGTGCCTGTGGGTGAGCCTGCTTGGTATATTCAAGATTCTCTTTTGCGGCTGTCTGACCAGAAAACTGGCTGACAAGGACTTTCTTCGCTCCACGTCTTGCGTAGGGACTTCCAGTTGCTTCGTCAACCATTCCTTTTCCTTCGTACAGGAAACGCCCATAAGGGGCCGCCGCCGCACATACTTTCCCGGTTCCTTGCAAGGATGTACTCTCAACTCTTGTTCGGTTAATGAAGTCTCCTGTAATCATCGGCATAAACGGCACCATACTATCCATAACCATTCCGTCAAGGAGATACTGAGCTTCTTGATACTGTCTGGAGAATCTGTCCATATTCAGTTTGATTTTCATATCTCCGTCAACTACGGAAAATCCTTTGAAATGATGAATTTTGCTCATATTACTTACCCAGAATCTCAAAATGCGGAATCAGTGTATACGGACCGCCTACACTGGTAATCTTAAACACATTATCCTTGTTCTCATTCATGTACTGATAGAATCCACTCCGATAATCACTGTCAATTACCGTTCCACCAGTCCACTCACCCTCCCAGAAGAACGATTCATCTGAAAATGTGATAGTATCTTCCAGAGCATTGTTAATCTGCTGTTTCCACTCTTTAGGCGGAATCCACGGAAGAATTTTACCATCCTTGTCAGTGATGGTTGCATCTCCGTTCTGGACAGTGTATCGAACGTGTAACTGTGCGTTGTCAGTTGCGTCTGGTCCATACTTTTTGAGGATTGCTCCCTTGTCCGTAATGAGGTCAACGCCGAATAAAACATGAGGATACCAGTACGCATCTCCTGTCGTGGCTGATTCGTAATAGTCAAAAATCGTCACCGTTTTTTCGTACATGATACCCTCTCCTTAATTATTCTTTCTGCACTGTCTGCTTAATAACCTGATTCACACCAGTAGCTGACAATCCGTTAAACATACCGACCGCAACTGCTGTTATATAGTCCGTTGCCGGGAAATCCGGGATAACTCCCATCCCGACAGCTCCAAGAATCCCACCAATAACCGCCATGATTACTGGAATCCATTCATCAGAGATTCTTTTTGATGCTTTACAGCCCATTCCTACGATGTAGCATATCATAACGATTGCGATGCATGAGCCTAATGTTGAAATATCCATTATTATCACCTCACATCAATTTAAGTTCATTGAATACTTTAAAAATCTTCGGTGACTGAATAGCAAACCAGTCAACCATTTCTTCATTCACAGCCCAACTGTCAGCACTGTTTGAATTGGAATCAAGTCCAGATTCAAGTAAAAATGCATGAATGATTTCGTGCCTAACAACCTGTTTCTGATAGCTTTCAAGGTCTGCTTTTGCTCCAATCTGTCCCTGCGATGCCTCCATATCATCAACCACAATTTCCCGTATTGATAAATCAGTATAGCCATCTACATTTGTCAGATTCGGATATTCTTTCTCGTTCCCGAATTTCACGCTCCATTCAGAGCCTAAAATATTAACCTTAAAATCCTGCATATAAAATCGGTATCCCTTCATCTGTCTTTACTCCCATCAGAAGCGGTAACGCTGTCTTAAGAAGTAAGTCGTTCGTTTTCTGCGCATCCCCGGCGGTGGCATATACCGCACTCCATTCCTTTGCGCTCGCTCCAATCTGCTGTGGTGTGGCGTAAGAGATGGATTCACTGCCAGAGCTTATAGAAGTTACGATTCCGGTGTTCTTATCACCAGAATCTTCCTTGCTGTTTATCAGCTGAACATTGCCACTTGCGTCTGATACAAGTCGAGCATTTACCTTGCTGTTTTCTGCTGATGCTCCTCTTACTAGCTGAATGTTTCCATCACCATCTGTTACTAAACCGTATTCACCGGGTCTGGTCGATACAGAGGAGCCGTTCATGGTGGCGTAAGAAGTTGCATTTTTCTCGGCAAGTTCCAGCTGATACATTAATTCAATCAATGAACAGACCGCCTTTTTGATGCGCTTCTTCGAACGTTCATTTTCCGGCAGTCCATCCACCAGCCTGTCAAACGTCATCATGTCCACAAAATCACTGGCTCTTTCTGCCATTCGTGGAAAGTCGGTTTCTGGCACGACTGAACCAAAATATGAAGTTTTATAAAATTCATAATCTGCATAAGCCATGTCAGTCACCCCCCTACGTTTATGATTTCGCTGTTACGCTTGCGCTTCCGGAATTCAGTGCCTTGTATGTTCCATCACACTCAACCACTGTGATCTTCTGTCCGGTTGCTGCCTTAATGTCAGCTTTTCCGTCCCATGTAGTCCAGTTTCTGAGGTTCTGTCCATATCCAACAGTTACTGCACCTGCTGCAACTTTGTATTTATATACGTTGTTGGCATTTTCTTTAGCTGGATTTACAGTGATTTTTGTATCACCGCTTGCTGTTCCAGCCACGGAATTTACTGTCAGAGTGCCAAGGGTTGGTGTCTCATCAATGGTGATTACTGCGATTGCGTCAATGTACTCCGCAAAAAGAGTAAGCCCCATAACTGCGAACGCTTCGGACACTGCGGTGTGGTAGTTGCCCTGCGTATGGAATCCGATCAGGTTTGTCTCGCCAGATACGGTGTATACAAGTCCTGCTCTTGCGAAGTCAGATTCGTTCGGATCTACATAGTACAGGACGATGTTCTCAACAGGAGTTGCGATAACCTGTCCTCTCGGAATCTCGCTGTCGGACAGCAAGAAGATTGTATTGAATCCCATAAAGTCCTTCATGTACTGGAATCCGAACTGGTTCTGAATAGTGATCTCAGCTGCTCCGAGGTATTCATATACGTCAAGAATATTCACAAATCCAACAACGCCAGTCACATTTCTGTGCATTTGCTTGAATTTGTTTTCTACACGGCCTTTAGCCATTGCCAGAGCCATCTGGAATGTAGTTTCTGTGGAAGTAAGTGTACCAGTTTTCAGATAGTCGTAAAATCTGTCGGTAACATCAGTCTGAAGCTGGAAAAGGAATTCATCGTCAGTCATCTGAACAGCGTTCTCATAACCGTGATCCTTGATTGCTTCGATAGATACAGCCTTTGCGTACTTCTCAATAGTCATTTCCGCATAGGTCTTTTCTTTTACAACGAATTTGCTGTAAGGGATTTCCTCACCCTCTGCTACTTTTCCACTCTGTAAAGTACCCTCTGCGTATTTGGACTTGAGTACAGCACCCGGCTGTTTTTTGATAGGTCTCATGATACCCAGAATATCACGTAAGTGCTGCCAGTTTCTTTCAAATCTGGTTACGAAGTCAATCTCACGTGCCGTTACCTGAATATCATTAGTCATAATAAGATTAGCTTTTGCTGCCATATAAAAAATCCTTTCTACCCATAATTGTTAAGGTATTGGGTTAGCGGCTATACTCTGGCGTATAGTCGGTGTAAAAAATCACTGGAACAACTGGATATTCTGAGCAATTGCAGCCTGTCTCTCGGACGGGTCTTTGATTGCTTCAATATCTTTTTTGGTCATACTTCCCGGCGTCTGCTGCTGTCCAACATGAGTGGTAAATCTTGCCTGATTCTGCTGAGCCTGCTGCTGAGATTCATCCACAAAAGCGGATGCGTCAGACTGCTTCATCTGCTGAATCAGGTCGTTCAGTCCGAGAATTTTACCGTCTTTCAGCTTCAATCCTGCTTCTTTAATGTCCGCCATAACAGACTTCTTTGCCGCTTCACTAGAAAACTTAACATCATCGAGTGCCGCTTTCAGAGCATCTGAGAAATCACGGTCGTAGATTTTTGCATTGAATTCTTTCTCTGCATCTGCTGCTTTCTGTTTCCAAGTCTCTAACTCGCTTTTAATATTTGCCGGGTCGATACCGTCAAAACCTTTTAAGGTTTCTTCTGCTGTCTCAGCACGTTCTTTCCAGTTATCACGTTCTCCCTCAACTTTTGACAGAGTTTTCGCTACTTCCTTTGCGTTCTTGTAATTCTCAGAAAGTGCTTTCTTTACATCTGCCTGTTTATCCTCCGGGATTTCAATTCCAAATGATTTTAAAGTGTCAATAAGTTTCTGCATAACATCCTCCTGGTCGTGTTTATTGACCTGCCGCCGCAGGTAAATGGATTAAGCCCGATGGACCACGGGCGGGGTAATCGGAAAGGCAGGATTCGAACCTGCGACGTCAAGAGCTATACACTCTCCGCTCTTCCGCCTGAGCTACATTCCCTTAACCCGGATTCCCGGGTTAGCAAGGTGTTTAACGTGTCATGCCTGCCACGAGTTGTTTCGGATATTTATTTCTTTTTTTTAAAGAAAAGTATGAATAACAAAAACCTTAATCAAGGAGGTGTGCCATCTTGCGTGCCAGACGGCAAATACACACGACAGGATTCGAACCTGTTTAAAACTTTCCACTAAAGCGTGTGTACCAGCTACTTTAAGAAAGGAGGATAAAACGAAAATGTTAAGACAACCGTTGTGCTTCCTGCTGCACAATTACATTATAACAGATTTATTTTAACTACCTCTCTACCACTTTTTGCGTTTTCAGAGCATATCCCGGAGTTTTTCTACGTATCTCTTGACAAGATCACGTTCCTCTCGGCACTCTGCATCCTTGGACATATCGCTCATTTCTGTTGTGAGTTCGTCCAGATGTTCCTCCAGAGCGGCAAGCATCTTTCTCTTGCAGTCCTCAGACTTGCCGGAACGATAACTCTGTTTCTGTGTCATATAGTCGTCATAAGCATCCCGTCCGTCAGAACGACTGTAATGCCCTCTGACATAATGTTCACCGCGTCTGGCATAAGAACTGCCCCTGTCGTAATCTGGCATCATTCTGCCATCATTTGAGCTGTATCTCCCCATGCTATCGCGCTTTCTTCCACGTTCGCTGTAATCGTCATTGTATCCGCCGCGCATCTCATCAAGGACAGCGTTGTAATACTCCGCTTTCTTATCCCAGTACTGCGTGTTCTTTATATCTTTGTACATATCAATCAGCTTGTATGTCATTTCCAGATTTCCAGTGGTCAGTCCATTGTCAGCGATCTTGGAAAGCTCGTCTTCGATTCTTGCGCATAAGTCTTTAATGTCTCTCATAATCACACCTCCTATGCTTCTCTGGTCACAACAATGTTTGCGTTCGCAACAGAAACAGCCTGATCGCTTGTATTCTCTACTGCGATATTAACGCAACATCCGCGAGGTACATCAATATAGATTCCAGAGGACACATTGTTGTACTGGTCTACTGCTGCCGGTGTGGAAATCATCTGAGAAGAAAGAACCGGCTCACCAGATATTGCAATAGCCAGAGAGATAGCCTCGACAGTACCACCTGTTGGAATTGCAATATTACCAGAGAAGTCCACGAAAAATCTAGCCTTGCACTGGTTAGTAAGTCCTCTCAGCGTAATGATTCCACTTCCCTCCCTGTGTTGAATGCAGTTAGAACCTTTAACTGCTGTGTTTGAAAATACTACGTTTCCATTTGCTGCTACAGTCTGAGCAGCTACATTTGTAAATTCTGCCATAAAAATACTCCTTTCATATCACAAAAGGACAGGTCTCAGCCTGCCCCTCTGTGTAATACGGCATAAGCCGACATCCGAATCGATCGAAAGATACTCTCGATATGAAGTTATCAGCAATTACATCCAGCGTTACATCCGCATCCGTAATATGTGTTCGGGTTAGGAACCTGATATGCCGGAATCGGTGCCGGATTAATCGCATTAATGAGCTGCTGTGTCTGTGAAGCCATTGCGGTTGTGAGCAATGCGCTCTGGCGATCCTGAGAAGCAGCGCGTCTGAGGTCATTGTTTTCAGCCTGAAGGTTAGAAATCTTTTCATTGCAAAGATAATCAAGAATGGCTCTTGTCCCAGCGTTCTGGCTGTCAATGATATCTCTTGTGTTGCTGTTCATGGTGTTCTGTAATGCACAGGTGTTCTGCGCCATATTGTAGTTTACGCCCTGAATTGCTTCTCTGGTTTCGCAGCAACAGTTCGCAAGCTGTGCCTGAAGTGCATTGGTATTCTGCATATTTGCTACAGTGTCAGCATTGATTGCCTGCTGGATGCCGAAGCCAGTCTGCATGATGTTGGTGTTGATTCCATTAAATCCGGTAAGCATACCGTTGTTCACCGCATAGAATCCATCACAGAGACCGTTGTTGATTCCGTCAAGTTTGCTGATTACTGCGGAATTGTCAAATCCTCTCTGAATGTCTGCCTGAGTAGCTGCTGTGGCTGCATATCCGCCGCCGTTGCCGTTATTGCCCCATCCGTTGTTTCCCCATCCGAAGAAAGCAAAAATGAATAAAACAATAATCCACCAGCTACCATCTCCACCAAACATGCCGTCATTATTTCTACCGTTTCCAGTAGCAGCGGCAATATCTGCTAAGCTATAATTTCCATCCATAGTTATAATCTCCTTTTTGTGTATTTACATCAATCTGGCCAGATTGTAATGTATTATTTCATTCCTTTCAACATGTGCTGGAATTGCCCTGCCATCTGCTGAACCTGATTAAGTTGCTGTTGGGAAATCTTCCCAGACTGTAACATCTTCTCAACTTCCGCTTTCGGATCTCCCTTAAAATTCTGTTTAAACTGCATAAACTGCTGTACCATCTGCATTGGTCCGTTTCCCTGTGGCATCCCACCACCAAGCACATTAAATAATGGATTACTCATCTGTGTTTCCTCCCTTGCTTGCTGATTCCTGTACGGTATTAGCCCTAACAGGTTCAGAAAATGAATTTAATCGGTTTATGATAGCTTCGTATTTGCCTTTTAAATCGTCATATTCCTGTCGTGTGACGTATTTACTGTCCATATTCTGAACAAGCTGTTTAGGTGGCATCTGAGTACCTACTTCATGATACTCAAACGTCCGTAACGGCTGTGGCATACCAGAAGCATCTGTGGATTTTATAAAGAATTTCTCTGATTCTGAATCCATCAGTAAAACGCTTGTCCCGGGTGCTACCAGATAGGATTTTGCGCCGACTTCGCCGGATACCCACAGGATACCGCTATTATTCTGCTGTGGTTGCTGTACTGGTTGAGCTGGAATCTGGACAGGCTGTTGCTGGAACTGGTTCATTTGCCCAGGGACGCCAAAGCTATATTGATAAGGATTATTATATAATGCCATCTTATACACCGCCTTTCTGATTATATTTTTACATAAAAAAAGAACCGGAAACAGGTCGTTTCTGGCTCTAATTAGTATCCAAAAAGTATCAGCACACTTTAATTATTTTATTGTTCACCCTCCGGCTTAATCGTTTCGCCGTGGATATACTCACATTCATCTGTTCAGCGCAGTATTCGAGTGTATATTCCTTGCATCTCAGTCGAAACAATCTTTCTTCGTCCGGTGTGAAATTACACTCTATCAAGAACCTGTCTATATCTTTCTTTGTGAACACATATAATTTCATGAGCATACCCCTTACTAATGCTAACGCTGATTCTGCGCAAGATAATTTGTAAGCTTCTGTTTTGTTTTTTTTAACTCTTCCACATTATTCCCACTAATCTGACTATCCAGCATGGTTGATAGCACTTCCAGAATCAATGAATCACGCTCCGCGATCCTCTGAAGACTCTCGTAATCTCGCTTATCATGTTCTTCCAGTGTCTCAACTCGCTTGTTGAGTCGGAATGCCGGAGTAATCCATTTAAAAATAACAGCTGCTGCCCCTCCAATGATTGACACTCCTCCACAGATTGAAAGAAAACACTGAATAAATTCCTGTATGCTCATTTAGCTACTCCTTTTCCCAGTAATATACCGGGATCTCATTACCACTATCCCATGTATCGAAATATTTGCCCTCTTGTACTGTCACTACATGACCATCTATGCAGAGGATATACGTACCTGTCGGATGGTCTGTGCAAAAATCATTGACTGTATAGATATATCGCTCTGATTGTTCAATCAGTTTGCGCCTGTACCCACGTTTATAGAGGTACGCTCCCCAAACGTAATTAGCTGATGGCATATCTGACAGAGCGCATGCCTGTACCATTAATCCAGCGAATACCGTTTCCCAGTCAAAACCGGTCGCCTTGCATATTGCCCGGACAGCACAATCTCCGACTCGATTACCGGCAGGATTCGGATTATAATATTCCCATCTGTCCATCAGTCAATCCCCTTTACTGTCTTATATCGTTTTGCCGCTCCTCTGGCTTTTGCGGCGTTCTGACGGCTCCACTTAGCAATCATAAGTCGGTCTTGCAGCTCTCTTAAATCATTCTGCTTGCAGTAAGCCTTGTATGCAGCATTTTGTTTCTGTAAAAGATAAGATTTCCGGTCAAGGTCTTGTTGTAATGCGAATTTCGCCTTTTCGTTCGGTGCATTGTCAACTCCTGCTTGCAGTCCAAGAACCTCTCTCTTCGTTTTGCGGATTCTTCGCTCATAAGTACGTTGCCGCTGTTCCTTTTCGTACTGTTTACCTTTGCCGGCTTTATCCTGTGTCGATAGTTCTGCATAGGGATTAAATTCCCCGTCACTTGCCCCAAAGCTATGCCGACAGTTGACCCCTGACAGTCCACTTGCCGTTCCATATCCGGTCAATGAGAACGGTGGAAATTTCTTGCTCTTGCCAGAACGAGAGTATATCTTGCCTTGCCACCATGAGTGGTTTCCCGGATTCTCACCGCCGTCACCTGTTCTGGCTCCCATGTGAGCACTGACCAGGATCAAATCCCAGTCCATTTCTTCCATGCGTTTTAGGGATATCTCTCCAGTAGCCTGAGCCACGCCAGTTCTGACAGAACGTGCGACTGCTGTTTCAATCGTGTCTTTTCTGCCAGATGGATATGTGACAGTAACACCATCACTCACAACGTTATTAACCGCCTCTTTGATGGCTTGCGTATACCCAACCGCCCCAGTCATTACATGGTTATACGCAAGGTCGCACTGCTCAATATAGAGCCTTTGAGCGGCACTTGCAGTCGTTCTTGTGAAGTTCTTCCACTCTCCCATAGTCGCAAGCATATTTCGCTCCATGAGTCTTATCATAGCCGGCGATTGTTCGAGTGGTACAGGGCTTAATCCTGCCGCCTTGTATACCTTATCGTCATAGTTCATTGCAGTGATTCCGGCATCTTCAAACGCTTCAAGAAGTTCCTGCTGTTCACGTTTGGTGTATTTGGATAATTCTGCCAGAATGTCCTCTAGCAGCTCACCCGATTCCTGTAGCGTTCTGATTCTCCACGCATCGGCATTGGTCAGAATATAATCTTCACCTCTGCCGATTCTTGCCATCATCCTTGACACGATCTCAGAGATGATATACTGGTGCAGCTCTTCTGCTATCTGTTCACTGCCCTCTGTAATTCTTCGCAAATATTCTGGACTAAGTATAGTGTATCACCTCTTTTCTTGTTATTATTCTCCCCATCTGATACAATGTAATAATCAAATAGGGAGGATAATGCAATGTTTGGAAGAAATAAGCGCAAAGGCGAAGTTTGCATTGATATAAAAGTAAATATAGCGCCAGTGCAATACGTTCGCTTGCTGTCACAATGTCGGAAGGAAGATAAGGGTATCTCTGACATTGTTGGACAAGCTTTAAATGAATATTTTGATAAGCGAGGAGAGGAGATTTAATTCCTCTCTTCTTTTTGGTGTGTTTTAGTATGTATTAATATGTATTAGTAATACCGAAATGCTTAACTTTAGTATCCTTTAGTTAATTACCATACAAAAATTTTGCACAAGCATTAGTAACTGAATATAACATATATTCCGTGTTCATACAGTCTAAATCTGTATTGTAAACCTCACCAGTGCCACCATCATAATAACGATACATCACTTCTGGACAAGCGGATGGAATTTTGTATTTTGCAGCTTGATACGAAGCCATTGCGGCTCCATATTCCATTTCCATACAACCAATATACCCGCTATCTTCTGGAAGATTGTGATTTATCCATCCAGATGACGTTATCATTTTGGTTACACTCATTCCAATATTCTGCATCTCATTTAACAGATATAATGCTGGACTGGAAAAATTAGTCATCATATTATAAGCCGTAAACACACCATGTGTATGAAAACTATAATAGCAGACCGCTTTATCCGCACATTCTTTTAATACTGAGTCAATATACTGTGTTTCTTTTTCGGATAAAGGAGCTGTACCACGATACCGTTGGTTTTCAGTTGTATTTTCTCCCTTTTCCCAAAATGGTTCAAAATTACGGTTTAAGTCAACTTGATTCACATTTGTACGTTTATCATTTTTGTAACCCCAAGGATTTTCCAGTGGGATAATCACAAAGTGAATATTGTTTCTCAACCACCCTAAAATCGAATAATCTTTTGCATTAGCAATCAAAGTCATAAGATTCAATAACGACTTTGCACATGGACGCTCTGCACCATGAATACAAGCACCCATAATTACAATAGGATAATCATTTTTGGTGTATATCTTGTTTATCCCATCCTGAACTGATGCCTCAAGTGATACAATTTCTGGAACAAAATCATATCTATACATATCCAAAGACCCAGAGGTTTCTTTCCCAAGATTCGTTTTAGATATGTAATTAGGATATTTCTTTTGTAAAGAATCCCACGCTGATACTATTTCGTCATAACTCATTGCACTCGTTTTATTATTTGGAACTGATGTAATCACTTTGTTTATATCTGGCATGTACGGTGGTACAATGAGATTTCTATTTTCAATAGCATCATCATTGTTTTCGTTATATTTAATAGCATAATGTTCATTTTTTCTCAAAGCATTAAATATCACATATCCATTTTCCGGTGCTTGTATTACAAGGCTTTGAGTTATGCTACTTTTTTCAGTTCGTTCCAAAACTTTTCCAAATCTATCAGTAAACGCATATAATTTACTGTTGTTTCCACCAAATCCAGATATAATAAATTTATCTCCCTCACTAACTGGTAAAACCATAAACGACCATTCTGATGTGAGTGTGACTACAAATTTAGTGTACTCACCGACAGCCGATATTGAGATATATCCTTTATCAGTCCATTGTGTTAGTTCTGTATACTTAACACGGTCATTCAATTCTTTTAAATCAAACTGGAAAATGTTAAAAGATAACTTTTCTAAATCATTTTGGTTTCCACTTTCGATTAAAATTCTAGCATAGGTATCTTCCGTAAATTCATAATCATCAAGGGATAACGCATTTGCAGAAACAAATGTGTTCCCAAATTTGTCAGAATATTTATATACCGCAAACTTCAATTTGTTATTTGATTTCAAGCAAATAGAAGAACCTTTTCTTGCAAAAATGATATTGCTATAAAGTCGTTCCATATTATCGTTTATGCTTCCATCAGAAGGGTTTAATCCACCTATAGAAAATATAACATCAGAATTCAAGCCTACATTTTTAACAAGCTCGACACTTTTTTTCAAGTCGTCATTCTTCTTTTCAACCGATTCAATTTTTGTATCTCCGTTCCAAAATCTAATTGATATATGAGTTAACACATCATTGATATCGGAATCAGAAAAATCTACTTCTGGATTCGCTTTAATAACAATTACATAATACTTCCCTTTTTCAAAGCGGTATGCCAAAGTCGAAAAGTCAATATACTTCTCAAATGTATTCAAATTATTTCCGCTATACACAGCAACGGCAATTTGGTAATCGCCATTTATATCCACAATGCCACCGTCCGCTTGAAAAAGAATACTGCGAATTCGCTTTGTATGTGATACAGAAATACCGTCGGCTTTATTTACTGCTCCAATTATCCACGAAAGATTTTCTTTTCCCTTAACAGTAAAAATAGATTCGTTTAAACCACCTAAATCTTCCTTTAGTGAATCAGTTTCTGCCTTTATTTCTTTGAATTTATCCCCTGCTACTTTAGCATCTGCGAAGCCGCCCTGTACAGACAATGTTTCATCGGAAATAGGCGTTTTGAGAACGTTTTCATAAGGCAACTGTCTCTTCTTTCCATCCGCTGTAATTATCCCTTTAAATGTATCAGCCATTATTATTTACCTCCGTTGCTTTTAAACTCACATAGCCATCAGCATCCATGTTAAGTCCAACATCCTTGTCGGACAGGTACGTCTGGACTGCTTCTGCTATAGCTTCTTTGCTGGTTCCGATTCCGTCTACACAGAGTTTATACAAGTATTTTTCTTTTCTCGTGATCGGCTTTGGAATTTCGCCTGTATAATCACCTGTCAAGTACGCAAGATATTTTTCTTCCCTTGTTACTGGTTTATCTGCCATCTTTTTACTCCTCTCCAAATAATTTCGGTTCGTCTGGTTGAGCTTCTTTGACCATTGCTTTCGCTTCATCCTCTGTCATTCCTTCGAACTTCACGAAGTACATCCATGCCGGAACTTTGCCAGTGGTCACATACTGCCACCATCTTGCACGGTCGTTTTCACGCACATATAGGATGTCTCCAAAATCATAATTGACTTCATAAGCTCCGACGGGTGCAAGCCCGTACAGATCAGCGTAAACGTTCAATGCGTAGATTACTTCATTCAGACAAGATTCCAGTTTGTCTCGAACGTCTTTAATGAACTGTACTGTCCTCTGCTGTTCCGCTTCCACTCCTGTAGCCGTCTGTATGCCGCTAGATTCGTTGAAAACAAAGTATCCGTTAGAGAATCCAATCTTGTATCCTAACTGGCTTAAAAGGGCGTTTATACCGCTTATACGGGTATCCGTGTTGAGCTGTGGATTGATTTCTTGGTAAAACTCTTTCTCGAGCTGTCCGAATACATTCTTGACAAAGTGTGGTAAGTTCATCTCATTACGTCTGTTCTCCATACCCTGTGGTGACATGGCTGATACAGGTGTACCGCTTGGCATCAGCAGTCTATCATCTGCCAGAACAATCTTCTGTGAATCAAAAATCTCTCCGGCGTTTCTGCTGTATGCAATATCGAGGTCTTTTAATTCTTCTATAGCTTCCGCAAATATTGGAAGTCCAAGTGGTGTACTAATGTCCACGTTGTTAGCCTGTGGCGTCCGTAGAACTCCATACAACGGTCCGTCCAGCTTCTCCCCGTTTGCCTTGAGTATCGGTGGCGTATCTGCCATTAGGTCAGCCCATTTGGTCTGTTTAAGGTCAATCTTGTCTCCGATTGACTGAGGGGATTTTGATACATAGGCTCTGTTAGAAACGTAGTACGGGTAGGCTGTTACGCCGTTCACTGTTGTCTCAATAAACCTGTGATATTCGAGCCTTGTGTAGTATTTCCGTCCAACAGTATACGAATCCTTAAATATAATCCCTTTGATTTCCTGATTGTCGTATTCCACAATCATCACATCTGCTGGAGTAAATATGTCAAGGCTCTCACCGTTCGGCTTGATGAATACCGTTCCGTAAGCACAGCCATATTCTACCCAATGGCGAATCTGGAAATATACCTTGTCAATCTGTTCCTGTAGCCACGTAGCCCTTGCGGAACCATCTATCTGAATGCCGATTGCCAATGTTGCGAGCCGGGCTGTTTCTGAACACACAGATTTAGCAAAATTAATCGTCTTGATGTTATTCTTATCATCCAACCATTCCGGAACTCCCCTGTAAATGTTCGCGCACCGGTTAATCAGTGATTCCATTTCTGGGAACTCTGCCGCCTGGATGTTAAAGTCCTCTTCGGCTTGTTTTTTGAATATCATGTTAAACCACCTTTTTAGTGTTGTTATAAGTCCCATTTAGTCACCATTTTTCTTTTAGCTGATTTATTGG